CCAAGCATGTCTGCTATAGTTCTCATTGTTTTCTCCAATATGTAATGATGCTTTATAAGGCGAGCGCCACGTGTCTTTTCACGTTTGTCAGGTCGAAGGTGTGAATAACTTCTCTTTTCTGGCCGTTCTATTTATCAATCAACCTTGACAACCATAAGATTTTCTACTATAAATAGAAGGTAACATTACGTTACATTTGTGAGCGACGGGGTAAAGCCGTCAAGCAAAGGAGAAAGAAATGGACGCACTCACCTTATGGAGCCTCATCGGCTTCTTATTCGCAGCCTATGCTGTGATAGCAAACGATTCAGTACAGACTCTCGGTACATGGATGGCATCAAACAATGAGAGATTTAGTTATAAAGTATTATGGGGAGCAGCAAGTGCAGTGTTACTTGCAACTTTGTGGTATGGCTGGCATGTAAATGGTGGCGACATCAGTTACGGCAGACTCAACAAGATACCCTGGCAAGAGGTACAATGGTATCACGCAGCCGCACCAGGCGTACTTGTATTACTAACACGTAAAGGTGTGCCAGTTAGCACATCGTTCCTAGTACTGAGTGCTTTCGCAAGTACCTTTGTGCTAGAAAAGATGCTTATGAAAAGCATCATGGGCTACGGCATAGCGGCTATGTTTGCATACGGAGCATGGTATGTGATCAGTAGGTACATGGATGAAACAGCACCAGTTGCTGAGAAAAACAAAAACTACTGGCGTGTAGCACAATGGGTAGCAACAGGAGGCTTGTGGTGGACTTGGTTGTCACACGACATGGCCAACATTGCAGTGTTCCTTCCACGTGAAGTTCCGCTGGACCTAATGGTGTTAATTAGTTTTGTATTTGTAGGAGGCTTGTTCTTTATGTTTAGAGAACGAGGCGGAAAGATACAAGAGATTGTATTAGAAAAACACAACACAAGATACGTCAGGTCAGCAACGCTGATTGATCTATTCTATTGGTTGTGCTTGTACTTCTTCAAAGAGCTGAACGATATACCTATGTCAACAACATGGGTGTTTGTTGGTATGCTTGCAGGTAGAGAACTTGCTATTGCATCCTTCACAGGCAAGAAGAAGTTCAAGAGCGTGTTTCCGTTAGTGGCACGAGACTTCCAGAAGATGATGATAGGACTAGGCGCAAGTGTTGCCATCGTCCTAGCAATTCATTATATTATTGTTCCTAACGGATTATAATATTTGGAAAGGTTGTGTCTAAGGATGCAGCCTTTTCTCTTGACTTATATAATAGTGATGTTATAATTACAGTATGATAAAGAATTGGAGTGTTGAATATATTAAATCTGAAATAGGCAAGATATCTTTTGCTGAATCAGATACACGTATGGACGGCTTTGTTACCTGGGGGTGTAAGAAAGATTTATATGAACTTCTGTGGTTCATTGAAGATCAATTAGATAATTGTAATACATATGCAACTGAAGACGATCATATTAAAACACGAGAGCAACAGCAATTATTAAAAGTATTAGGAAAAGAATGAAAATAGGAATAGCAGGATATGGATTTGTAGGTAAAGCACACGAAGGAGTGTTAAAAGATTATCACGATTTAATTATATATGATCCTGCACTAGGACACTACGGTGACCTAAGACATGCAGATGCAATTATTGTTTGTGTTAGTACACCACAGGGGTCGCATGGCGGTTGTCATATGGACAATGTACTTTCTATTATCGAAGACAATCCAAATGTACCTATACTAATTAAGAGTACAATTAGTTTAGAAGGCTGGAATATGCTCAAGCACATGTATCCAAATACACGTATAACTTTCTCACCAGAGTTCTTACGTGCGGCAACGGCACTGGAAGACTTTCAAAACACAAAGACAATATTACTAGGTAGTGGCAACACAGGCTTTTGGGCTGATATCTTTATTACAGCAATGGGCAATATTAATATTGATGTTGCAACAGCACAAGAACTTATTGTAACCAAATATGCTCGTAATAGTTTCCTAGCAACAAAGGTTAGTTTCTTTAATCAAATATATGAGTTGTGTCAAAAAGCAGGCATTGACTATGAAGCAGTTAAACAGCACACTACAGCAGATGAACGTATTGGAGACAGTCATACAACTATTACAGAAGAACGTGGATTTGGCGGACATTGTTTTCCTAAAGATACTAAAGCATTTTTAGTATCAGCTAAACTCAACGACACACAATTATCTATTTTGCAAGAAGCAGTAGACTATAATAATTCAATTAGGAAGGATCAAGTTTGAAGATGAAGATTATCACGGGAAATGCTAACCCGCAATTAGCACAACAGGTCGCAGAGCATTGTTTTGTTAATCTTGTTCCAGCAACAGTATCTACATTTGCTGACGGTGAGACTAGCGTAGAGTTTAATGAGAATGTTAGAGGCGAAGACGTTTTTATTATTCAGAGTACAAGCACCCCTGTTAATGATAGCTTGATGGAACTGTTGATTATGATTGATGCGGCAAGACGTTCAAGTGCTAGTAGAATTACAGCAGTTGTTCCTTACTTTGGATATGCTAGACAAGACCGTAAAAGTGCTTCACGTACACCTATCACAGCAAAACTAGTTGCTAACTTATTAGTTACAGCAGGTGCTGATAGAATACTTACAATGGATTTACATGCAGGACAGATACAAGGCTTCTTTGATATACCTGTAGATGATTTAACAAGCCGTGTAGTATTTGCAAAAGACATTAAACGTAATATTGACACAACAGAAGGCACAGTATTTGTAAGCCCAGATGCAGGCGGAGTTGTTCGTGCTAGAAAGTTTGCAGACATGTTCCATGCAGACATCGCTATAGTAGACAAACGTAGACCAGAAGCAGGCAAGAGTGAAGTAATGAATCTAATTGGAGATGTTAAAGGCAAACATGCTATCCTAGTAGATGACATTATTGACTCAGGCGGCACACTATGCAATGCGGCCAAAGCAATTATGGATGCAGGTGCTCTAAGTGTTAGAGCATATATTACACACGGTGTACTGTCAGGCGAAGCATGCCAAAAGGTTGAGAAGAGCGTACTCACAGAACTAGTAGTTACGGATAGTATTAGTAATCGCTGTCCAAAGAATTGTAAAAAGACTCGATACGTAAGTGTAAGTCAACTGTTTGGTGAAGCAATACGTAGAGTAACTAACGAAGAGTCAGTGAGCAGTTTGTTTGTATGATGTATGCAGTAATGGTGTGCCTTGACGGCAAAGACGATTGGATTTATATTACTAAGCAGACAGAATACTGTTGGGATTTGCAACCTCAGTTGTTTGAAGATGCACACGAAGCAATGGAGTTCGCAAAAACATTCCAACACCCTGACAAGCCTCAAAATGTATTGGTGGTAGATTATTATGAAAGTTAGAATTGGACCATATAGAAAGAATCGTGCTACAAGAGTTGAGATAGAGCCGCACGATACTTGGAGTATGGACTGTACACTTGCTATGATTATTCATCCTATGCTTGTACAATTAAAAGCGACAACACATGGATATCCTAATGGCCTTACTGAAGAACGTTGGAACGAAATACTAGATGAAATGATTTGGGCATTTGGACACAAAGCAAAAGAAATGGACGCTGGAGACATGTGTGCTGATAAATGTTCAAATTTCGGTGATCCAGTGTGCAAGGCTTGCATGGACGAAACACAAGAACGCCTTACAAATGCATTTACGTTGTTTGGCAAATACTATGAAAACTTATGGGACTAGGTTAGTTTACTAATGTGTTTGATATATTCAACCATTGAGTGATCACCAAAGTTATCAATCTTGCCTTGTTTGATACCCATCCACATACCACGACACCTATCTTTAAACATCTGCCAGCCAGTTGGCTTTCTATACTTGCCGTAAGCATTTAGGTAATGCTGTTCACCGTGATGTACGTAGCCCATTATTGCAAGTGGAACAGTAGTAACAATATCGTTGTTATTCTTCCAGCGATGATGTACAACACCTAAACTATTACAGTACCCTCTCCAACCCACACGTGGTGAGCCAAATGTATATAACTCGACTGGATCGTTAAGTTCTACGTCATGCATACAACGGCTTGCCATAATAGTTGCCATTGCTGCTCCTAGCGAGTGTCCACAGAACCAAAGTGTCTTACCTAGGTTTGCTTTGCGATTAATGTCTTCGCATATCATTGGCCATAGCTCGTCTACTTCTGCTTTGAACCCTTGATGCACTCTACTAATAGTTTCAGCTACTACCGGTATTGCTTTTAAATCTGCACTAATATCGTTAAACTCTGTTGGTTGTGTTCCGCGACATGCTATTACTAAATCGTTCTTATTCATAAAACGATATGCTTGAGCTCCGTCTTTCTCGTAAAACTCTGTTGTTGTAAACCCTAATTTCTTTGCTTGACTCTTTGCATCTTTGATGTTACAATACGCTATACTAGCAAGATTAGCAAAAAGTAAGGAACGTTCGTTAAAAGTCATCTCTGTTATTGTCATAATGGTCTCCCTCATTGTCTATACTCATATTTATTCTTACGCTAAATACATTACGGAGCAGTAAAATGAAAAAAACTACACGAAGCCTATTACAGGAACTAACTGATATCAGTAAAAGAGATAGTTCGTTTGACGATCATCTCATTGAAGCTAAATGCAGTAATCTTATAATTAGTTGCGTAAATATTTTAGAAAAAATTGGCAACTCATATGAACCTGAAGTTGCTGCCGACCTGCAGAGAAAGTTCATGAACAGTATTAGAGCAGGTGATCCTAAGAAATTTAAACGTTCAATGGATCGAATTATTGAGAGTAAAAAATGAAACTATTTGAAGGCGGAGCAATGCCCGGAGTTGGGCCAATACATATTGACGAAATCAATCCAACCCTTTCTGCGTTAGAAAAGAAGCTAGGTATTGATCTAATTAATAATGCATTAGGTAGTGTAGGCAAAAAAGAATTTAGTGGCGACATTGATGTTGCACTTCAAATAGAACCAGATGCAATTCCAGAGTTTGTAGAAAAATTAAAGAAGTTGCCCGAAATACTTGACATTGCTAAAAGTTCTGTTATAATGACAAAAGTTAAAATAGAAAACTTTGATCAAAATAAAACAACATCAAAGCCAAGAACAGGATATGTGCAAATAGATTTTATGCCAGGGGATCCGGGTTGGATGAAAACTTATTATCATTCACCAAGTGATAAAGAATCAAAGTACAAAGGTGTGTTCCGTAACTTAATGATAGCAACCATATGTGCTATCTATCAACGCAATGATTCAGAAGAAACAATCGATGACGGCCGCCCAGTTGAAAGTGAACGTTGGATGTGGAGCCCTACAGATGGACTAGTACGTATTAAACGTACACCTGTACCAAAGAAGAACGGCGAAGGTTACACAAAGAAAAACAATAACGAAATTATTAATAAACCTATTAAAGATGCCAACGGTATTGCAAAAGGGCTAGGGTTAGATAGTGCTGCTGATCTAAACAGTTACGAAAGTTTAAAGGCTGCTATTGAAAAAAATTATGATCCTGAAATGGTAGATAAAATATTAACTAGTTTTGCTAAGAACGGAACAGTGCAAGACATAGGTGTTCCGGACGATTTAAACAACGAAGAGCTTGACCGTATTAAAGAATTAAGCGGATTAAACTTAAATAGTACTGTTATGACAGGTAATGGTATTAGGATGAATAAATGAGATATAGCGATTTCAAGATAGTTGAAAGTAAACAACGTGTTGACGAAGCCGCACGTATACAACATGCTGAAGATCTAGTGTTCTGGGAAGGTAGTAAAGGTGCAGTTCGTGCAATTGAAAGCCTAAAGAAACTAGAACAAGGAGGACACACTGACGTTACAATTAAGTGGGACGGATCACCTGCAATCATATTTGGACGTAACGAAGCAGGGGAGTTTGTTCTTACAGACAAGTCAGGATTTGATGCAAAGGGATATGATGGGAAAGCTACAAGTTCTAAAGACCTAGCACAAATGTTTATGAATCGTCCAGGCTATGCTAAGAATCCTGAAGGGTATGGAGTATTAATTGATAATATGAAGTCCGTCTTTGACAAATATGAAAAGGCAGTACCAAAGGACTTTAGGGGATATTTTAAAGGCGACCTATTATATTTTAACACACCTGAAATAATTGATGGAGAATATACATTTACTCCTAATATTGTAACATACAAAGTAGACGTTGATAGTGAACTAGGCAATCGTATTGCTAAAAGTAAAACAGCAGTGGTAGTACATAATATGCAAGACGAACAAGGTAGTCAGTTAAAATTACCAAATGATGTTAAAAACTTGTTCCAAGGTGAAGAAGTGTTTGTAGTTCCTCCTGTAACAGTTACGAAAGCCCCGCAAGTAAACAATGACGATATTACACAGTTGAAACAGATTGTATCAAAAAATGCTGCTGGAATTGATAAACTTTTAGATCAAACAACACTTACACAACTAAAGTTAAAAAACTTACCTCAAATTTTATATAATTATACTAACAGTAAAGTAGATACAGGATTAGATAATCTTGGCGCAGACTTCATGCCCTGGTTAAATTCTAAAAAAGAAAGCGATGCAAAAAAGCAGCGCATTGGCGAATATATACAACAGAATAAAGTAGGTTGGAAATCGATCTGGGACACAGTTTCGGCAATAATAAGAGTTAAAGATGATATAATCAAACAATTTGACCAACATGACACAGATGTACGAGCATCGATTGGGGACCACGGACCGGTTAATCCAGATGCACACGGCGACGGAGGAGAAGGCTATGTACTTGCTCATCCTGAAGGAGACATTAAACTTGTCTCAAGAGAGTATTTTTCAAAAGCAAACAGAGCAGTGGAGAGATAAATGAAAATTAACGAACTAATAGAAGCTAGTAGAAGTTCATTAGGAGATCTAGGCCTAAGCAAGCACGGATCAGAACTTGACAGGGATGATGACGCACCAGGATTTAAACAATCACCAATGTTTGATCAATTAGGTAAAGTACTTGATTCACGTGGTAGTCCTAAACCAGTAACTTCGGTTAAAACAGATGATGGCAAAGAACTTAACGTAACAGTTGATCAAGCAAGAATGTTACGTATGTTTGCAACTACAGACAAAGTGAAGCCAATTGTAAGAACACAATTCACCAAAGACATTCAGCACAGTAGAGGCCTACATGATTTTTTAGATATTAAAGACTATCATGAAATGCCAAAATTGTTTATGCAAAAATACTTAGGCTAATATGGATTTTTTAAAAGACTTACACGAAGCAAGGATGACTCGTAATGACTCTGATCAAAAGAGTCTTACGTACACAGATGTGTGTGAGAAACTATATCTACACCTTTTGGTCTTAGAGCTCTTAAAAAACTATGATAGTGCAAAGCCTTTTGTAAAGATGTATGCACAAAAGACAACCACACACGATTCTTATAAGCATTTTAGAATACACGCTACTGATTTGTATAATTTAATTTATTTTGCTACTGGTGATAAAGCAGCAATAGACAAACTAAAAAATCCAGGAGCAGCACAAAAACAACGAGACACTACTCAATTACCAGTATTGGCTTTGAATAGATATATCACAAATTTAAAATCTAGTAGCTCAATAAATGAATCGCAAATGTTTATGAAATTAGAAACTGCTCTTAAGGTATCACTTTATAAAGACCTTAGACGAAACATAACAAGTATTAAACGTCTCTCTCCGCAACAGTTAAAAGAAACAGTTACAAAATTATTATTTGCTTGTAGAGCAAAGCTAAGGAATAGTGATATTATTAGTGAGTTAGAAACACTTGCTGCAAATAAAGACTTAGAACGATATAATGTAAAAGATACTGAACCAAAAGTAAGCACACCAGATCTTTTACCTAGTACAAAAGAACTTGCTCGTTATAGATATATTGTAGGACAGACTAATCTTGTGCTAACAAAACAATTAATTGATAATGCAAAAGCTGGTAGGGGTGCAACTTCACAACAACTTAAAGCATATATTCCTGCTATGGAAATTATAGATGATATTGTTAATGGCGGCCCAACTTATATACAGCAGCTAAAAAACATACAAAAACGAGCAAAAGACCGCCGATAGAGACTAATTTAAGTTTAAGATGATAAATATATATGTAAGACACAAACAATTCACTGAGCGTGAATTGCCATTAAACAACATATAGGAGAAATAAAATGGCAGGTATTGGATTTGGAACAAATTTTAATAATGATAACTACGCAGTAAGAGCAGGCAACGGTCTAGGATCGACAACATATGTATGTTCAGTAGCAACAGGTACAGTAACAGTAGAAGCAGCTTGCTTGGAAATTCAAAACGAAGGCGGCACAATCGCAGCAGTTGAAGGTCTAGCAGACGGCAATCACATCGCAGTACAAGGTGGACCAACACCAGCAGTAACTGGTGTGACAGTTGTAGCTACATTTACAGCAGAACACTAAGAATTCCTAGCTACCATAGGAACGTGATACGGCCGTAATGGCAGGCGTCACATAAAGGAGTCACTTTTTAAGTGGCTCTTTTTTTATGACTGTAAATATATTATGCAATCATTTAATTTACATACATTAGTTGACATAACAGAAACTAATGAATACAGGCCAAGTAACGGACAACTACGTTATCGACAGCAACAAAACTTTCAGACGGTAATTAATATAATTGGTCTTCGTGCAAATGTTATAACAATTAAATCTCCTGTAGTTTCTCTTAGTTCAAATTATAAATTTGGTAATCTATATAAAACCAAACAAAAAGTTTGGACATATGTATTCAGTATAGAACAAGAAGGTGCTATTGAAAAAGATATGTTAATACATGACTTTAATCATGTTCCAGTAATTATTGAGTTAGAAGAAACTGCTGAAATTAGAAATAAACTTTTTCTTACAAAAGGCGACTATACTAATATTATTTTTGATATTATTGATAAATAATATTATACAACTAAACAAGGCATTAAATTTTTATAAAGGCAATACGTTTAAAACGACTTCCATGGAGAATTTATGTCGACCCTTGCAGCAACATCATTAGAAAAAGAAAGTCTCGAAGCACATGTAGATCTATGTGCAGTTCGTTACGAACAACTTGACAATCGTTTAACTAAGGTCGAAGTTAAATTAGATGGCATTGCAGAAC